CAGGAATACTTAGCAGACTTTAATACTTTTGAGGGGCAAGTATGGAACTTTAACTATGAAACCTGCGTAGCTAACCTGGAAGATTTAGATACGTCTGATATGGAAATCTTTGCGGGACTAGACGTTGGTTACCGTGACCCCACAGCATTTTGTGTAATTGGTTACGATTGGGACGAGAAGAAGTACTATGTACTAGAGGAGTACATGCACGCAGAAAGAACAACTGAGCAACACGCAAGAGTCTTACAAGCACTAATAGAAAAGTGGGATATAGATGCTATTTATATCGACTCCGCAGCTCAACAGATGCGTTTTGACTTAGCACAAGAATATGACATCTCAACTATAAATGCTACTAAAAGTGTACTAGATGGTATAGCAGCGGTAGCTACTATTGTAGATAATGAAAACTTAATAGTAGACCAGAGATGTAAAGATACACTAACTTCATTAGACCAGTACCAATGGAATCCTAATGAAAATTTAATAACAGAGAAACCTGTACACAATATGGCTTCGCATATGGCAGATGCCCTACGCTACGCCCTGTACACGTTTGTCGCATCCGAAATAACTTTCTAATTATGGGTATTAGATGATTTTCGTGGGTACAACCAAATAATCGTACCACCAACGAAAAATTCCTCTTGACTTTTAGATATAACTTTGATATAATATCCAGAATACAGAAAAAATGTAAGAAAAATACTTTATGAGTGAACTTAAACGGGATAAAATAAAATACATTAGAGACCGTGCCAAGAGCGCTTATGTAAAAGACGAAGAATGTTACATCTGTGGGGGAGTCGAGAACTTGGACTTTCATCACTTCTTTAGTGTAACAGAACTTCTTAATAAGTGGATTAAAGAAAAGAACCTCGTTATATTGACAGCTGAAGATATGATGAGTATTAGAGATGAGTTTATCGAGGCACATCGTAAACATATTTACGAAGATACGGTTACTCTCTGTCATACACATCATTTGAAACTACATTCGATTTACGGGAAGAAGCCTTCTTTAAACACTGGCCCCAAGCAGCAACGCTGGGTTAACAAAAGAAGAGAAAAAGAATATGGGAATGTTAGATAGTTTAGGGTTGCGAAAGTTAAACCCTGCACAGCCTCGAATTTCACAAGCAGAAGGTATACAAGACGCCTCGTATAAAAGCGTTCCCTTCGAAAGAGCATTTGAGCACCTAGAAGTAGTTAACCGAGGTGTAAATATGATTGTGGATGCAGCTTCTCAGATAGGAGTTGATGTAGGAGATAAAGAAGCTTTTCCTGGAATAGCAACTGTTAGGCATAAAAAATTAGTTACATTATTAAACAGACAGCCTAATCCTTTCCAAAATGCAGACGCCTTTAGAAGGCAGTTATTTTTGGATATGATGATAGATGGCAACTGTTTTATATATTATGATGGAGCGCACTTATACCATTTACCTGCTAGTGACATGGTAATAGTTCCACATAAGAAAACATTTATTAAAGGATACGAATACGGTGACATTAAGTATAAACCCGAAGAAGTTATTCATATCCAAGACAATTCATCAAAATCTATCTATCGAGGAACATCTAGAATGATAGCAGCAAGAGATTCAATTAATTTGCTGAACAACATGAGAGACTTTCAGGCAACCTTCTTTGAAAATGGAGCAGTACCTGGATTAGTACTAAAGAGTCCAAATACTCTAAGTACTAAAGTTAAAGAAAGACTTATTAATTCTTGGTCAGCAAGATACAGTCCTAAGAGTGGAGGTCGCAGACCTTTAGTTTTAGATGGCGGACTAGAAATTGATAAAATGTCAGATGTTGACTTTAAAAAGTTAGATTTTGAAGAATCTGTGAATAACTTAGAGGATACTATCCTCAAATGTTTAGGTGTTCCAACCCTCTTATTGAAAGGTGGAAATAACGCAAATATTAGACCTAATCACAGACTAATGTATCAAGAAACCGTTCTGCCACTAGTAAGAAAAGTAATAAGTGGATTTGAACGCTATTTTGGTTATGACCTTGCAGCAGTACTAGAAGACCTCTCGCCTTTACAGCCAGAGTTAGATGAAAAAGCAAAATATTACAGCACTTTAGTAAATAGTGGAGTTATAACTCCTAACGAAGCTAGAGAGGCATTAAGATTACAAACTATAGACGGTCATGACGACATACGCATTCCAGCTAACATAGCCGGGAGTGCAAGCAACCCTTCTGAGGGCGGGAGACCTCCTCAGGACGACGAAGAAAAAGAAGGAAATAATGAAGAATAAAAACTTTCAACTAAACTCATTATTTGATGTTGTTGAGAAACAATCGCAAGATGAAGTCTTAACAATAAAAGGTTACGCCAATACTGTTCACAAAGACCGAAGTGGCGATATAATCGTTAAGGAAGCTTGGGAAAAGGGAGGACTGGATGATTACATGAAGAATCCTATTGTCCTAGCTTTCCATGACTATTCACGTCCTGTTGGGACCACTGTTAGTCATAACGTGACTGACAAGGGCTTAGAAATCGTTGCGGAAATCAGCAAAGCTGCAGGCGAGGTATACACCTTAATTAAAGATAATGTTTTAAAAACATTCAGCGTAGGCTTTAGTGTTAAAGATGCTGACTACGATAGGGACTCCGATACTTTTTTCATTAAAGATTTATCTTTATATGAGATTAGTGTTGTTTCAGTTCCTGCAAACCAAGACTCTACATTTTCATTAGCTAAATCATTTGATTCAGAAGAAGCCTATAAAGCTTACAAAGAATCATTTGAAAGAAAAGAAGTTGGTACAAGTGTTACACCTGTTCCAGCAGAAGTAGTTGAAGAAAAGGTAGAAATTACTAAAATTGAGAAGGAATCTTCTCAGGATAATATTCTTAAGGACATAGACATGACACAAGAAGAAATACAAAAGGCTATGGAGCAAACAGCTCAAAAGGCTGTAGACGCTTATAAGACAGAAGTTTCTGAGAAGGAAGCTACTCTTAAGGCTGATGCTGAATTAGAAAGCCTAAAAATTGGGAAGACCAAAGCGGATAAAGTTGCAGAAGCTTTAGAAGCAAAAATCAAGGAGAATGACGATCAATACGCGAAAGCTATTGAAGAGATGAAAAGCGAGCTAGATTCTACGAAAGAAGAACTAGCAGCTAGAGCTAAGTCTAAGATGAGTTTTTCAGAAGCAGGTTCTAACGGACCAACTGCTGATGAGCTTAACGCGGCTTTCATCACGTCTAAGATTACTGGTAAATCAGTAGAGAAGTTAGAATTCGGTAAGAAGCTAATTGAAAAAGCTACACGTTGGGCAGACACAGACTGGGAAACTACTTGGAATGGAAACATCTTCAATGCAATCCAGAACCGTGTTGTTGTTGAGCCACAGTTCCAATCTCTTGCTATGAATGCAAGAGTGATGAACTTCCCGTTCAACCCTGATAGTGGTATGGATGCTACTTGGGTAGCAACTAGTGCACTAAATGATGGTGACGCAGTTGGTACAGCTTTTAACGATACTTCATCAGGTGCTACTCAAGCGCACGGCTTAACAGAGGTCACACTGACTGCTTCTAAGCTAGCGACTCGTGAGTACATCGGTTACGAAGAAGACGAAGACTCAATTATTCCAATTGCAGGAATCGTTCGTGACGCAATCGTTCGTAGAATGGCACGTACATCTGACGCTTCAATTCTAGGTACTGGTCAAACAGCACCATTTACTGAATTGGAAGAGCTAGCTGGTGGTCATACTGGTAACACAGTAACTACTGGTTCTACTACTGATATGTTTACAAAAGCAGAGCTACACACAGCTCGCTCTAACATGGGAATCTGGGGCATGAACCCATCAGACCTAGTTTGTTTCTTAAGTCAAGCAGCTTACTATAGCCTATTGACTGATTCAGACGTTACTACTGTAGACAAGTACGGTGACAATGCGGTAATCAAATCAGGTGAGTTAGGTAAACTTTATGGTATCTCTCTAGTTGTATCTGACGCTTTCGAAGCGGCAGCAGCATCTAAAGCAGTTGGTATCTTAGTTAACCCATCAAACTACTTGATTGGTAACCACAGAGGATTAACTCTGGAAATGGCTACTGACGTAGTTGCACAACAACGTGCAATGGTTGCGACTCGTCGCTTTGGCTTCATCGCTAAAGAGGCTGGAGCAGCTGGTAAAGCTTCAATGGCTTTAATCAAGACAGCAGCAAGCTAATATATAAGTTAGTAATAAACTGGCGGGGAGACCCGCCAGCTTTATAAAGAATTACGGGAATAAAAATGGCAGATTTATGTGACGTTAGTGATTACAAAACCTATGCAGGAATAAACAGCAGTACTCGTGACGCAGCGATAAACAATTTGAAAACCCAAGTTAGTACTCTAATAAAGACCTACTGCGGTAGAACTTTTATAGATTACTATAATACAGATAAGACAGAGTACTTTGATGTTATCGAAGGTGAAAACTCTATCTTTCCAACTGAACTCCCAGTAAGGGAAATAGTTCAGATATTTGAGCGTGATAGCTCAAAAACGGATAAACAAACCGTAGAATTAAACCACGCAGATAGTGACAATTACTATCTATTGAGTTCTGGTACTGCACAATGTACCCTCTCAGGCAAAACTACCGAAACAGCATGCATCAATAATGATACTTTTACAGGCTCAGGCGCTAACGACTTAACAATCACTGGTTACAACGCAATGACGACGTCAGGTGAAGTAGGAAGAAGTTATAAAGTACAGATAGATAGTGCAGGCACTCCAGACACGTTTAAGTGGTCTAGGGATGGCGGTTCTAATTGGAAGGAAACTAGCGTAGCAATAACAGGCTCTAGTCAAATTTTAGAAGGAGATGTAGCAATAACTTTTGCTGGTACTAATACTCATACAGCAGGTGATAGTTGGACTTTCACTGCTGAGAGATGGACTGGTGAATGTAGTAACACAGCGTACACAACTCAAGCAACTTGTGAAGCAGCCGGAGAATTCTGGACTGTAGACAGGGAGTACGAGTTAGACTCAGAAGGGCAGGAAATAATTAGAGTACAAAACGAAGATAATTTTAGAAGGCGTTTAAAGAACTCATTTCCAGCTGGACCTAGGTCAGTAAAGTTAATCTATAAAGGTGGCTATGCTGATGTACCAGGTGACTTAAAGTTAGCAGTATATGATTTAATCACATACTACTTAAAGAAAGAAGCAACTCCGGCTAAATCAATGCCTGGCTCTGAAATTAAAAATGTTACAAAGAGTCAGACCCTCCACTCGGAATTCCCTCCACACATAAAACGTATCCTGGAGCATTATAGGCATATTAGCTAATGAGTAGTGCAAAGCTAAACGCAGCTATACAAAAGCATGTAATTAAAATTCTAAAAAGGGATTTACGTAAAGAACTTAATACTTTAATACCTGAGCTAGAAATAGATAAGGCAGATACTATTAAGTGGCTAAAAAGCACTTACTTTAAAGACTTAGAAGATTCTGAGGCCAGTACCAAGGCAGAAGAAGCTTTTCAGTTTATAATAAATGATATTAAGTCAAAGAAGAACTTTGAAATGAAAAAGGGAGTAGCGGGTAAACCCTATATTTTTACTCCCACAGGTTCAAGGGCTAAAGACAAGTATAAAGTAGTATCTAACTGGAAGCAGAAACTAGGTGCAAAATTAGAAAAAGAATTTGGAGTAGGTAAGGATTTTGGCTCAGATTTTCATTTAGGACACGGAAACTCCTCTATACCCACCGTAGGTTACAGACATATTAAAGCAGCTCAGTACTTGGTGGGTAAAGGAGCTGGAGAAGAAGTTTTAAGCGTACTTAGAGAAACTCCTTTAATTAAAGAACTAAAAGTCATGGGTGAAGTTGACATGGTTCTTAGAAGGGACTCTAAGTTTAGAAAAAACTTTACAGTTAGATTGAAACTACAATTGGGGTCTGAAAACCTAAAAGAAAGCCACGAAGAAAAAGAATTACACAAAAAAGCTACTAAAAACTTAATACAGGTACTAGAAAAAATAGCAGTTGAAGAACCTACAAGTCCTTCTTCAGTAAAAGCAGTTTCAGATGCAGTAACTAGACAACTAAAAGGGAAAAAACCAAAAACTAAACGAAGCAAGTCTAAAGCTACAGTTGTTTATAAAAATCCTAAAAAAGGAAAAGTAACTAAAGCTAAGCCAAAAGTAGTAATGCCTCTTAGAACTAATAAAGGCAAGTTTACTTCTGCTATGAATATACAAGCTATACTAGACCAACGTATTAAACAACAAGTGCAAGACAACATGGGAGAAGGTGGCGCTTTAGTAAATAGAACAGGTAGGTTTGCTTCTTCTGTAACAGTAGAAAAAGTTATGCAGTCTAGACAAGGTGTACTGACTGCGTTTTATACTTATATGAAAGCACCTTACCAAACGTTTGAAAGAGGTTTCGCTCAAGGTTCTCTGAGAAGAGACCCTAGAAAACTTATTAGCAGGTCTATAAGAGAAATAGCCGCAGAAACTT